GATCCTGGTGACCCAGAACATCGGGTGACCGCTGGTATCGGTGACGAGGTCCCCAACCTGGACCTCCCGCACCGGTATTTCAATGGTGCGGAGTTCCACGGTCGGGCCTGGCTGTGACACAGCGTCCCACCGTGATTCGGTGTTCCACCGCATGAACGCCTGGTCTGTAGTCGTTGTCATTTTGGTTCCTCCTCGTTTGCCCCGACCTGGTGGCCGGGATCGTCCCCGCCCTGGGCTTGCACCAGGGAGCCTGCTAGTCAGGGGGGTGTGGTCAGCGGCCACGCCCGATCAGAGCGTCACCAACAGACCTGGCCACCACATGCAGTTCGCTGTCTGCACTGAAGGGGCCCATTTCGTTGACGTACCGGCCCTCCAGGCTCTCAGTGACCAGCCACCAGATCGGTGTTGGTACCATGTCACGAAGTCCGCTGGTCTCTGCGACCTCCAGGACCGTGTGCGCTGGAATCCAGTGGTCCTGCGGACCGACCTGGAACCCGGCTGGCGGGGTGGTGCGGTTGTGGCCCGGCACTCCCAGGCCACAGATGATGTCGCCTACCTGGACCGTGGATGCCTTGACCGTAATGATTTCTTTCATACCCATTTGATTCCTCCTCGTTGGCATTGCTGTTGACAGGGTTCTGTCAATCGTCCCTGCCCCGGGGTTGAACCGGTGGCCCTGGCCTAGCCAGTCAGGGATTTGATGTGGGTTAGATCAGAGGTAAATCTCCCCGGTGCCATCCCACTCTGAATACGCCTGGAAGGCGAACTCAGTAGCGAGGTCGTCACGGGTGATTTCGTTCAGCGTGTAGGGCTCCCAGGCGACGCCGTTCACCTCGCCCTGGAAGGAGCCCCGGCTTGCGTTGAACTCCTCCAGCCAGGTGATGAGCGGCTGCTGGACACCGTCGATTTCGACCCGAACGCCTGCATGGCCTTCCGGTGAGATCGGGGTGTACCGAACGGTTGCGTTGATCCTCATGTCTGTATTCCTCCTCGTTGGTATTGCGGTTGACAGGGTTCTGTCAATCGTCCCCAGCCCGGTCGTGATCCGGGTGCCAGCCCTGGGCTGGTCTGGGGGTGGTCGCCGGTCAGCGAATGATGCGCTGGCCGTCAACCGACTCGCTGTCCAGAGCCCGCTCCAGGAGACCCAAGAGGGTCTTGGCCTGGTCCGGGGAGAGGAACAGCGAGGACGAAACGCCGGTGCCAATGTTGATGGTGTAGAACGGCTGGTACTTGTCGTCGCCGTGATCCGTGACGCTGAGGACAGCGTCACCGTTGTGGGTCCTTGCGTGGATGCTGACAGAAGCGAAAGAACCGTCGACCTCGTCGCTGCGCTTCTCGTCCATGTTTACCCGGTACTCGTCATTGACGACGGTGACGTTCTTCCAGCCCTTCGCTGTGCGACGGCCGTACTTCACTGTTGTGTTCTTGCTCATGTGGTTCCTCCTCGTTGTGTTGACAGGGTTCTGTCAATCGTCCCTGCCTGGGGCTCGCACCCAGGAGCATGCTGTTCAGGGGTGGGGCTCAGGCCCCGTCGTTGCTGTCCGCCCAGGTGGGTGGGTAGTGGTCCCAGAAGTCCACCTGGTCGCCGTCTTCGGTCGACCAGAAGCCGTCTTCGACACTGTCGTCGGCACCCAGGTGGAAGTACCAGAGGGTGTCTGGACACTGTTCGCCGTCCCTGGGGAGCCGTCGGTACTGGCCCTCACAGCGGCCACAGACCAGCGGGGCAACTACGCCCCACTGAACATGGCCGAACGTGATCTCACGGCAACCGCATCCGGTGAGGATGCGCTTGGGCCCAGGTGTGATCGTTCCGTTCCTCCGTTGGCCTTTGCAGACCTTGAGAGTGCGGAGCCAAATCAGCCTGGTCGTGTACTGAAGGATGGTCTCGTCAGAGAGCCTGACAGCGGAGTAGCCGATGGTCGTGTCCGGCGGGTATGGGAACCCACTGAACAGACCCAACTGCTCGTCCACCAGGGTCGGCCATTCAAGACCGACCTCTTCTGCCAGGGCCTTGAACCGCTTGTTGTGATACCGGTTCTGCCTGGAGCAGTCCTTGATCTTCCGTGCATGGGCCAGCCCGTGGGCTGCCTCATGGAGGAGGGTCTGGAGGACCTGCTCCGCACCTCCGGCAAAGCATTCACCGGAGATCATCACTTCGGGTGCCTGGGTGTCATCCACTGCCCACTCAGAGTAGGAGTAATGACCCAGGACCGTTCCTCTGCGGACCCGGCCCGTCGACTTGACGACCAGGAACACATCGGGAACGTCCGGGTGGTTGGCCTGGATGGCCCGCCAGGTGTCATTGAGCACCTTGGTGGTGACATCAGAGACCTGGACGTTGGTGTGTTTGTTGTGCATGGTTCCTCCTCGTTGGTTGACACGGGTGTGTCAATCGTCCCTGCCCTGGTCGTGATCCAGGGTGCCCGGCTGGCCGGGTCAGGGGTGTGGATGTGGGTCAGGCAGAAACCAGCCCAAACACCGGTAGTGCCCCAACCAACTCCTTTGCGTACCGGATGATGTCTGGCTGGTTGACCAGCACCCAGGCGGTGGTCGCTGCAACGCACTCGTTCATACTCATTGCTTCCTCCTCGTTTCTTGAGCCCCAGCGGGGACTCTCATCAGGCTGTTCATTCAGCGACGAGGAGGAGGAATCCTCCGCTCCGACCAACAACCAGCGTCGATTCCTGCTCCATCGTCCCAGGCCATCTCCTCCTCCTGGGACCGGTGGCAGGGCCCCGTAAGGGGGCGCTGGCCTCGTAGTCCATGCGGTCTTCCCAGCCACCTGAGTGGCACCTCCCTGGGTGGGATCGCAGGGCCTCCGTAGGACCGTGGTCCTTGGGTAGGAGTGGCACCCTCTTCCGGGTGGGTCTCCCCCTGCGCTGAGCCCCGGCAGTGGTCGGGACCCCGGTCTGGTCTCTCGCCCTGACCTGGGTGGAGTGGCTGGCTCCTGCCTCCCGGGGGCCGTATGTGCCCGGAACGGGTTCCATGGTAGCGCCCCCGGAGGCCTGTCACTGACATATCCAACCAGTTAGAGGGCCTGGACACCCCAAAACACCCCCCCACCAGCCCAAACACCACCAAAAAGAAATCTCCACAACACCCCCGATTGACACCCAAAATGTCAGTGAGCATGCAAACATGCAGGTCAGAGGGGGTGCGACAGCGAAAACATGCCCTGACCAGCAACAACGAGCCACCCACCAGTGCCAGGCGGCACACCCAACCCCCCACCAGGCCTGTCCAGCACCCCACCAGGCGCACCCAGGACCCGGCACCAGGCCACACCCAGGGTGACACGACCATGGTGCATGACACCGGGCCCGCCGATTCCCCTCCAGGACCAGGGCCGGGCCTGGCGGCGCTGAGACCAGGCCTCTGGTCCCCTGGTTGACACGACCTGGTCAACGGTGGTCTGGCCAGGACAACGAGATCAACCAAACAGGCCCCTGACCAGGGGAAACGGGCCCTGGATCAGACCCGGGTCCATAAATCCTGGCCTGCCAGACCAGGGAGGGGGTACCTATCTATTTGAGTGACAATCAGACACCCACCTGTCACTAATACATATCGGATTCCTGTCTGTTTAGTACCAGGGGAGCCGGTCCATGTGTATAATCTCCTGGTACAGGAGCCCGGCACCAAGAGCGGCGACTCCTGCGGAGCCGCTCCAGGTCCAGGAGCGACCCAAATGGGAAAAAGGCCGGACCCCGGCAAAGCGGTCTGCTCGTAAGAGGATGAGACTCCGCTAGTGTGCGGGTGTGAGCAACTATTCCAAGTGGTCTAAGCACCGCCGCTTTGAGGCGGCCGTCAAGCGTGTCATTGACGAGGGGTGGACCCAGACGGAGGCTTCCAAGGAGTACGGGGTTTCCCGGCAGCACCTGAACAAGAAGGTGAAGATCGCCCGGGAGGAGCGGGACGCCCAGGTGGATGCTGCTAAGGCCCGTATCAACATTTCACCGTTGGGCCTGAACGAGAAGCGCCGGGTCGGGACCTTTGAGGAGTTCGACCAGCGGTACTTCGGGCATTGGATTTGCCCCGACTGCGACGAGCACCATGAGATGCCGGACTTTCATCGGGACATGGCGGAGGCCTGCCACAGCGACGCCCACCGGGTGCTGATCAACCTTCCCCCGTATCACTCCAAGTCCACGAACGTCACGGTGAAGGACACCATCTATTCGCTGGTGAAGAACCCGAACCTTCGGACACTGATCGTGTCGAAGTCTTTGCCGTTCGCCCGGACGTTCCTGCATTCGATCAACGAACTGTTATGCAACCCGGACCTGTACGAGGGGGCCGGGGGCAACCTGATTGAAGACTGGGGGCCGTTCAAGCCGGAGGGGTC